GACTCGACAAACTCGCCTAAAGTAAATATAATATTTAAAAACCTGTTCCCTATATCATTACAGGCTTTGGATTTTGATATTACTTCTCAGACCGTAGAGTATTTTACTGCAATTGCTACATTTAAATATACTATTTTCGAAGTAGAACCTTTATAATTTTTTTAATTTGGAGTTATTATGAATACAAAAGTAAAACCTATGCCCCTGCCTTCAATTCCTAAATTGCCAAAGGCAGGCGGCAATCAAGAGGCAGCAAACAATCCCAACGAAAAAAAGCTAGAAGTAAAACTAGACGACCTTCGTAAAGAACGTATTTTCATTGCCACTCCCTGTTATGGTGGGCAATTAACCGAAGCATATTTTAGATCAACTATTCGATTACTAACTTTCTGTAATCAACATCAAATTCCTATTGCGTTTGGAACTATTGCGAATGAATCGTTGGTTACTAGAGCTAGAAATGTTTTGGTGGCATATTTCCTACAAAGCGATTTTACTCGTCTAATGTTTATTGATGCAGATATCGAATTCCAAGTTGAGGATGTTATTAAACTTATTGCCCATAATAAGGATGTTGCCGTCGGCGCATATCCTAAAAAGGGTGTTAATTGGCAGCGTATTCGTGAAAGCGTTCGGCAAAATGATACTACGTATGACGATAAACAGATTGCATCGTTTGGTAGTGATTATGCAATTAACTTTAAATTTATTAACCGCGAACAAAAACAAATTGCAATTGAAAACGGATTAATTCGTTTACATGATGGTGCAACCGGGTTTATGATGATTAAGCGAGAAGTTATTGATAAAATGATTGAGGCATATCCAGATCTAAAATATAACAATGATTTGAATACACCGCCGGAATTAAATCCTCATTTTTACGCATTCTTCGATACAATGATTGATCCAAAGGATAAACGATATCTATCTGAAGATTATACGTTTAGTCGTAGATGGCAAGACATCGGCGGTGAAATTTGGCTTGACCCGTCAATCTCTTTGAACCATTATGGTTCGTTTAATTTCCAAGGTAACCCTTCTCAAATTATTCAAGTAGGGTAATTTATGAAATTATCCGATCTTCAAGAATCCTGGGCGGAGGATTGTAAGATTGATGAATTGAATCTTGGTCGTGAATCTGCCAGAACCCCAAACCTTCACGCCAAGTATTTGAATTATCTAACATCTAGCAAACTAAATCTTCGCAAAGCGGAATCTGATTATTATAATACCAGACGATTAAAATATAGGTATTATCGAGGCGAATTAACAAGCGCCGAACTTGCCGAATATGAATGGGATCAATGGCAAGGAAATAAACCGCTAAAAAATGAAATGGATGAATTTTTGTCCTGTGATAAAGACTTAATAACTCTTGAGGATAAAGTGGAATATTTTAAAACTGTTTTATATCAGCTTGAACAAATTATTCGATCTTTAAATAGTAGAACATGGGATATAAAGAATTGTATCGAGTGGAATAAATTTACAAGTGGAATGATGTAATGGCTGCGGATATAACATTGATTAAAAAGGATGAAGTCTACATAAAAGTATTATGTGAACCTTCAATTGCCCAGGAACTTAGTGACCATTTTTGTTTCGATGTTCCTGGTGCAAAGTTTCATCCATTATATAAATCTCGTATGTGGGATGGCAAGGTTAGATTATTTTCAATGTTTACGAAAGAATTGTATACAGGGTTAAAAGATTATGTAACTGCATTTGCTAAAGAACGGGAATACACAGTACAAGATGCAATTGTTCCGAATTTTAAAGATCCAGTAACATATGAACAGGTAAAAGAATTTTGTCTTAGTTTACAATTAGCATCTAAAGGTCAACCGATTAATATTCGAGAATACCAAATAGATGCAGTATATGCAGCGATTGTTGATAGTAGACGTTTGTTACTATCACCTACAGGTTCAGGTAAATCTCTTATAATATATTGTTTATTACGATGGCATGAAAAATTTAATCGACGTCAGCTTATTCTAGTACCAACTACGTCTTTAGTAGAACAAATGTACACCGACTTTCAAGATTACTCGTCTATAAATGGGTGGAAGGCATCTGAACATTGTCATCGTATCTACGGTGGGCACGAAAAATCTAATGAATATGATGTTATAATTAGCACATGGCAATCTCTTTATAAATTACCTAAATCTTTTTTTAGTGATTTTAAAACAATATACGGGGATGAAGCTCATCAATTTAAGGCAAAATCGTTAACTACTATTCTAAATAAATGCGACAGCTCACCTTTTAGAATTGGAACTACTGGTACTTTAGATGGTCTTAAAACTCATCGATTAGTGCTTGAAGGTATATTTGGCCCAGTATTAAAGGTTACATCTACTAAGCAATTAATAACAGATAAAACTCTTGCAGATTTAAAAATATTTAATATTATACTTGAATATCCAGATGAAATAAGAAAATCATTAAAAGGGAATTCTTATCAGGAGGAAATGGATTTCCTTGTACAATATGAACCTAGAAACAGATTTATTCGTAATCTTGCTCTAAAACAAACTAACAATACGTTGGTACTTTTTCAGTACGTTGAAAAACATGGAAAAAGTCTACACGAAATGATTCAACAAAAAGAACCAAATCGAAAAGTATTTTTTGTTTATGGGGGAACAGATACAGAGCAACGTGAGCAAATACGAGGATTGACAGAAAACGAAAAGGATGCTATAATTGTAGCATCATATGGAACTTTTTCAACTGGGATAAACATTCGAAATCTGCATAATATTATTTTTGCGTCACCTTCTAAGTCTCGTATACGTAATCTACAATCAATTGGCAGAGGCCTTAGAACAAGTGATAATAAAGATAGTTGTACTCTATATGATATCGGAGATGATCTTACTTGGAAATCTAAAAAGAACTATACTTTACTACATATGATAGAACGTATTAAAATTTATAATGATGAACATTTCAATTACAAATTAATTAAGGTGTCAATCTAATGGAAGATATAACATACTATAAACTATTGAAGCTTTCATCTGGAGAGAATATTATTTGTGGGACTGAGGACAATTGTAAAAATTTTACAGAAAAAGGTATGATAAGCATATCTAATCCGGTAGTTTTAAATGTACTTAGAACTCCGAAAGGTAAAAATTTGGTAGAGACGTATATACTTATACCTTGGTTTAGTTTTGCAAATGGCAATGTATATGACATTTCTACAGATCAGATTATTACAGCTATAGATATTAAGGAATCGCTAAAATCGAATTACTTTTCATATTTAGAACAGCGAGCATTAGAAGATGAAATAGAAGATGGGTTATCAGAAGATTTTGATAATGAAGATGAGCTTCAGGAAATAGAAGAATTCCTGGAAACCTTGGGAGAAACACATGACGACGAAAATGACTACGATGGACGAGACGACACCGGTACTACAAGAAGTAGAAGAGGTACGAGAACCCTCCACTAAATCTAAAATGGATCCTGCTCATTATGTGGATAATAAAAAATTCTTAGCAGAACTACTAATATACAAAACTGCCGTAGATGCAGCGAAGGAAGCAGGCCAAGAAATCCCACAGGTTCCGGATTATATAGGTGAATGTTTTATTAAAATTGCAACTCATCTTTCATATAAATCTAATTTTATTAATTATACCTTTAGAGATGATATGATTTCAGATGGTATAGAAAATTGTTTAACTGCCGCAGGAAAATTTGATCCCACAAAATCATCTAATCCTTTCGCATATTATACTCAAATTGTTTTCTTTGCGTTTATTCGTAGAATCCAAAAAGAGAAAAAACATCAAGCAACCAAATATAAAATAATTGAAAATTTAGACTTAGATTCAATTATTCAGCAAAATGATGATAGCGAATCGGGTAGACAATTAATTGAATTTTTAAAGAAACAATTAGATACAATTGATCCAGAAAAACGGGAAACCCCATCCGAAACAAAATCTCGAAAAAAGAAGTCTGCTGAAATGGATATTCCTACTATAGACTTACTTACCTAAATACTATATACTGTATAATTAAATTGATAAAGACTTATATGAGCAAAATTAAAGTAGCAGAACTATTTTATAGTATTCAGGGAGAAGGTCGGTACATGGGTGTTCCTTCTGTTTTCTTGCGCACATTTGGTTGTAACTTTAAGTGCGCAGGGTTTGGTATGCCAAAAGGTCAAGTTAGTACAGAAGTAGATGATATTGCATATACGCATATGAATATTGAATCATTCCAAACATATCAAGAACTTCCTTTGGTAAGTACTGGGTGTGATAGTTATGCAAGTTGGGATCCTAGATTTAAGGGACTATCTCCTCTCCTTGAAGTTGACAGTATCGCAAAATCTATTGTAGACCTGTTACCCGCAAAAGGTTGGCAACAAGAGCATTTGGTAATTACTGGCGGTGAACCTTTATTGGGCTGGCAAAAATCCTACGAAGAATTATTAGAACATCCTTTGATGAAATCTTTAGATGAACTAACATTTGAAACAAACGGTACCCAATCTTTGACTGAGGAATTTACTGATTATCTATTTCAAGAATGGACGCGATTTGGTAGAGATTATGATAAATTAACTTTTTCGGTTTCCCCTAAATTATCTGTTTCGGGAGAAAAGTGGGAAGATGCAATTAAGCCAGATGTAGTTTGTGACTATCAAAAAATAGGCAATACGTATTTAAAATTTGTAGTAGCATCAGAAGAAGATGTCGTTGAAGCAGAAAAAGCAGTAGCGGAATATCGCAAAGCCGGATTTTATGGGCATATTTATTTGATGCCGGTAGGTGGTATTGAAACCGTGTATTATATGAACAATAAACGAGTTGCAGAAATGGCAATGAAGTTGGGCTGGAGATATTCCGATAGATTACAAGTTCCCTTATTTAAGAATCAATGGGGAACGTAATGGAATATAGCTATTCTGATTATGATGCTGATATATATTCTTTGTTGGCAAAAATAAAACAACGTAATAAAAAGTATGATTATGTTGTAGGTATTAAACGTGGAGGACTTATTCCTGCGGTATGTTTATCGCATGCTTTAAATATTCCATTATATAATTTAGATTGGTCTACACGAGATTGGGCGACGCAGGATATTCGTAATCAAGTATTACAACCCGAATCTAAAATTTTGCTAGTAGATGATATTTGCGACTCCGGCAAAACTCTAATAACATTGAAAGAACTATATAGTTTTTGTGATATTGATACTGCGGTGTTAGTTTATAATATAGATCAGATACACATACCAAATTATTATGCAAGAACTATTAATCGAAAATATCAAAAAGAATTTATTAATTTTTGGTGGGAAGCATATAAATAACTATGTCGCACAACGGCGACAAATTACAAAACTCATATCCGTGTAAGGAAGGATTCTAAAATGTCATACAACAAAACTAAAACAGATTCAGAATTAGGTCAACAAGTACATGCCTACCTAGTTAAAATGGGAGTTGAAACTCCTACTATTTCTAGACTAATTGATCGTAAAGAAAAAATTGAGATTATTGAAAAGAATTTCATTAATATTATGGACACACTTGGATTGGACTTATCAGATGATAGTCTAATGGAAACCCCTAAACGGGTCGCAAAAATGTATGTCAACGAAATATTTTGGGGATTAGATTATGATGCATTTCCAAAATGTACTACGGTTGAAAATAAAATGCGTTATAACGAAATGGTTGTTGAGCGTAATGTAAATGTTCAAAGTAATTGCGAGCATCACTTTGTAGTTATTGATGGGTTGGCGACTATCGCATATGTTCCTAAAAATCATGTTCTTGGTTTAAGTAAAATTAATCGTATCGTAGAATATTTTAGTAAGCGCCCTCAAATACAGGAACGGTTAACAGAACAAATTTTTCATGCATTATGTTTTATTCTAAATACTGACGATGTTGCTGTATTAATTGATGCTCAGCATTACTGTGTTAAATCTAGAGGTGTTGAAGATACGGGCAGTTCTACTGTTACCGTACGCCTCGGAGGAGGATTTAAGACCGACCCCGCAGTAAGAAATGAATTTTTAAGTATTGCGAGAATGGGCAAAAAATGACTGTTCATGTTATGATTGATCTAGAAACAATGTCTACAAGATCACATGCGGCGATTTGTTCAATAGGTGCAGTAAAGTTTAAAGGTAAAGAGATTCTTGATACCTTTTACTGCACCATTGATTTAAAAACGTGTAAAGATGTTGGTCTACATATATCGAAGGATACTGTAGAATGGTGGTCTAAACAAAATAAAGAAGCACTAAAAGCTTTAACTAAAAATACTATTCCGTTGGACGAAGCATTAACCAATTTTGAGGGTTGGTTCGGTCCTAAGAGTTTACCTATATGGGGCAACGGTGCAGTATTTGATAATACAATTCTTACTAACGCATATTTGTATTCCGATAGAGAACCACCTTGGAAATGTTGGGATGATAGATGTTATAGAACAGTTAAGAATTTATTTAACTGGATTCCTGCAGATGAAAGGGTCGGCGTTCATCATAATGCTTTAGATGATGCGTTATATCAAACAAACCATTTAATTAAAATTTTAGGCGATTCGTAATACAATATTAAATTGAGTTGAATAATTAACTATGAATACGTATAAAAAAAGAATAGCATTTTGTCTTAGTGATCAACATACTATTCCTCACGGCGGATTAGGTCAATTCGCAAAATCCTTTATTGAAACTTTTACTCCTCTCGGATATAAGGTAGATATTATATTAGATAGACCAGCATCTAATACAGGGTTCAAAACATACTTAGAAGAACAAGGCGCAAGATTTATTTGCGCCGAACCTATTAGCTATACAAACCATACAAAAACATTTATGTTTGAGGATTCCTTTAACTTTGAAAAGATGGTAAATTTCAGGGAATCCATGATGAAAGCACTTAATGAAAATTTGTATGACATTATTATATGTAATACATTAGAATCATTCCCCGCAATTTATTCATTGAATCTACAAAAAAGTATACAAATAATTTATTATACCCATAATGAAAGTATGGTATTTTTAGATGATCGTGAATGGAAAAATGAATTTACGGAATCATTTAATGAAACATTTAACGCATTAATGGGCGTTAAAGGTATTACGATTGGTACTCAGACTTTGCGAAATTTATCTGAATTACATAAGTCTAAAATACCAAATGCGAAATATTTGCCAATACTTATGACTGAGAAAACATTACTACAAAAGCACATTAAGCCTAGAGAAGGTGTATTGTGGATCGGTCGATGGGAACCTAGGAAAAATCCAGAAGCATTTATTGAGATGATTCAACAAACAGGATTGCCTGCAAAAGTAATTACAAATGCAACAGGCGCAAAGAAGTTTGAAACTGCATTGCAAGCTATTAATGCTAAATATGAAATAAGATCAGGAATATATGGACAAGAAAAGGTAGACTTTTTAACGTCTGCGAGAGTAGCATACAATCCTGCGATACGAGAAAGTTTTGGATTAGCATTTTATGAAACAATAGGGCACATGCCGACCGTTGCAATTGAGGGAATGTCCTGGTTAGGAAATTTTCCTAATACTAACTATTTTGCAGTACAGAAAAAAGTAGTACCTAAGGTAATCGTTGACCTATATGCAAAGTTTAAGAATTCTGAACTTTGGTATCAACAAGGAGTTCTAGAATCAATACGAACTTTAGATAGAAATGGTATAGAAGAATGGGAACGGTGTTTTAATTCTTTTGAATATATTAAATCAATTTCTGAAAGAGCTAAAATTAATGAAGTCGATGTATCTACGTATAAAGATTTTATAACTTCTCTAAATAGGAAAGCTTTGTCTATTGACGATGTTCGTTCTGTATTGACAAACAAGCATAAATTTAATATAATATACACAGATACACAAACCTATATATCTAAAGACAAAAACTTCGTTCCAAAAGAAGAATCTGATAATTCACTAGAAAGTTTATTCGTATGAGCCGACAATTAGAATATGTTATATCTGGACCAGCATACCTTCGGTTGGGGTCTGAGCAATGCGATGATCCTGAAACATTGCAAATGATTAATGATTTGATTCTTAAAACGGTTCATAATAAAAATAATCATCAATTTTCTCTTTTGTATAATGGATTTACAGAAAAGAACTTTGGTAAGAAATTGCAAAAATATAGACCAGCAGTTAAAAATATTCATGCGGACTCTGGTGGTTTGCAGATTGTTACTCGTGGATTGCAGAATACTCCTGAGACAAGAAACAAAGTATATGAAAATCAGGCAGCATGGGCAGATATTGGAATGGCATTTGATGAGATTCCGGTAAAATCTACTTCTGCAAGTGGCGTATCCTCAAAAATTGATACTAAACGTAGATATGTTGATATGGAAAATTTTGAGACATATGCAAGACAGACAGGTAAGAATGTTAAAGATCAAATTTTAAAATTTGATTCTGTTAAAAGTGATTGTCGTCCTTTTGTTATTATTCAGGGGTCAGGGCAAGATACGTATCAGCAGTGGACTGAATATATGTTAGATGAAATTCCTAAAGAATTGCATCATCGTATTGGCGGTGTCGCTATGGGATCGGCTGCATTGGGTATGGGACCACTCGAAGATGTAAAGCGAGCATTTTATGTAAATGCTGTACCTTTTGAAAAACCGTTTCATCTACACGTACTAGGGGTAGGTGCATTAAAACGCATATTGCCGTATTTACTTTTTAGCCAAACTGGTCTTTATAAAGATATTGATATATCATATGATTCTACAACACATTCTATGTCATTGGATAACGGATTATTTTACTTCTCACATTGTAAAAAAGGTACACCTGGAGACTATGGTGGATCATCTGTAAAAATGGGTAGACCATATTCTAATATCTATCGGACTGTTACTAACGAAATTAATTCAGTATGTGGTACAGATTACTCCCCTGAAGAATATCATAAATTGATGAATATTTCAGTCGGTGAATATTTAGAAAAGGGTGGTAAATTTATAGATATTATGCGTGCTCGACTTTCCTTTATTTTAACAAATGTGCATAATTTTACTATGGATGTCTCAAACTTAATGAATTCTAAAGATGAATTTTTACGTTTCTGTAGAGATAAGAATTGTGAAAATGAATATAGTACATTATTCGATGTCAAAACATCTGAGGATTTTATCTATTGGGAAAAACACGTAGGAAAATTTATGGATTCATCTCCGGTAAATATTATTGCACCATCATCTCTTGAGGACTTATTTGCATGAATTTTGCTAGCTCAATTATTAATACATCTGACATAATTATGAAACAAACAAGTTATATTTGGGTAACATTCCAAAAAGAGGGTATCCACAAATATCCTGCTGCGGCAACGGATCCTAAATTAGCAACAGGCGATTGGCTCGATGTTAGTTTCTTAAGTACACCACATCGGCATATATTTCATTTCAGAGTTGAGATGCAGGTATTCCATGATGATCGAGATGTAGAATTTATACAAGCAAAACGAATAATGGAACGATGGTATTCTGATGGCACATTGCAGTTAGATTATAAATCTTGCGAAATGATGGCTAGAGAGCTATATGGTCGCCTAAATACTATGTGGCCTAATAGAAATTATGTTATTGAAGTATCTGAAGATAACGAAAACGGTTGTAAACTATATTTTGGAGAGTAAATACTGATGCGTAAATTGATATACTGTGGACTTGAGCCATACGAAGGCCGTTATACTTTGCAGCTTCAGCAATGGAACGAAGCGGCATTTAAACGTAGAGGCATCAATTATGAAATTATCCATGGTGATACTTTGGATAATTCTAAGTCAATTGTAACCGGGCAAGTATTGGATGCACATGGTCGTAGTTATTATTCTTTGACACAGATGGCAAAACTTGTTGCAAAGATGAAAGCCGGCGAAATTCAGTATGATGACATAATTTTCTTCGAAGATATGTTTACTCCTGGTATGGAAGTATTACCTTACATTATGGATCAATGTGGTTGGGAACATCAGCCTAGAGTTTTTGTTAGGTGTTTAGCTCAGACAATTGATCCCGACGACTTCTTACATGTCTGGGATATGCAAGGATGGATGGCACACTATGAGAAGATGGTTAATACTTGGGTTAGTGGTGTATTAGCATCAAATGAGGAGATGGTTGCTCATATGAAAATTGCGGGTTGGCAAGTGCCTATGTATAATATCTCAGGATTAGCATTTGATCAAAATGAGGTTCGTAGTCGAGTAAAGAATATTCGCCCATTCAACGAACGTAAAAATCGAGTAGTGTTCTCTGCAAGATTCGATCAGGAAAAGCAGCCGGGATTCTTTATGGATATTATAGAACATTTTGGGCCTAAATCGGATATTGAATTCGCGGTGTTGTCGGGTGGCCCTTTACGTAGTAATGACGACTCCTATATAGACCGAGCAGTTGAATTAACTAAGAAGCATCCGAATTTTAAAATATACGAAAATCTTAAAAAGGATGAGTATTATGAATTGCTTGCAGATTCCAAAGTATTATTTAATTGTGCCTTGCAAGATTGGGTAAGTAATACTGCATCAGAAGCAGACGCATTAGGCACAAATTGTTTGTTCCCCGCCTACAGATCATTTCCTGAAACATTCGCAAATGATCCCGAATGTTTATATATTCCTTGGTCTAAAGAAGATGCCACAAATAAATTAGAGTGCTTATTGGAAACTCCTAGAAACGGCATTGGCACATTGGCTAACTGGACCTCAGGAACTATTGACAGATGCCTCGATATTATGTTAGGATTAGATAATGGTAAGTGGAATAGAAATCAATCTAATTATAGAAATCATACATCTGAGACCAAGTATTAAATGACTAAGACTGTTATAGTTACAGGCGCCGCCGGTTATATCGGTGGCGCTATTTGCATAGAACTTATTACCAAAGGGTATTATGTAATCGGTATTGATCGCCGAGCATTACCTTCGCATTTGGAAATATATTGCGATGAATTTATCCAATCTGATTTTATTGGTTATGCATCATTAATGCAAGTAGAAAAACAACCATGTGCAATTATACATTGTGCGGGTACAAGTTTAGTTGGACCTAGTATACAAAACCCCGAAGAATATTATGAAAACAATATTCAGAAAACTTTAGAATATCTAAAATATATTCGCAAACGTTCTGCAAATACCAAATTTATTTTTAGTAGCAGCGCCTCTGTGTATGGGAATCCTAATACAGATGTACCAATAACAGAAGAACAACCAACTAATCCTATTTCACCTTACGGTGAATCTAAGTTAATGATTGACCGGGCTTTGCATTCTTTTAATATCGCATATGGTATGCAATATGTTTCTTTTAGATATTTTAATGCATGCGGAGCAATTGAGAACAGTATACATGGGCAGGAGGCAAACGCTTCACATATTTTTCCTAGAGTGTTTGAAGCAATTTTAGAAAATCTCCCATTTACATTAAACGGAAATGATTATAATACTAAAGATGGGACCTGTGTTAGAGATTATGTTCACGTATCAGATATTGCTAGCGCACATGTAATGGCAATAGAAAAAAATATACAAGGAATATATAATATAGGATCTATCAGAGGTTACTCTAATCTGGAGATCATCAAAGAAGTATCTAAATGTTTAGGTAAAAACTTATCTATTGAAATTGCAGATAAGCGTATAGGTGACCCTGCATATCTAATTGCAGATTCTAATAAATTATTTTTAGATGCGGGTTGGACAGCAAAAAAAGATTTACGTACTATTATTAAAGATTTACATGACTGGTACTTCCCAGAGGCCTCCGGCGCTCATCCCTCTTAAAATATTCTGCGTGTCTTCTTTTAAATATGGAGACAAATAAAATGACAAACAAAAAATTCTTTTCTACAAAAACATACAGACAAATCGGGCCAGTTGCTTACCGGCAATGGCGCGCCGATTCTCATTGCAATTTAATTCATGGTTATGCTATGAGTTTTCACTTTGAATTTGAAGCAGATACGTTAGATGCTCGCAATTGGGTTACTGACTTCGGAGGACTAAGACCACTTAAGGATAGTCTAGAAGAGTGGTTCGACCATACTTTACTTGTCGCTGAAGACGATCCTATGCGAGACGAACTACTGCACTTAGGTAAAATTGGCCTGGCTAAAATTACAGAAGTAGAACGAACCGGTTGCGAAGGCATTGCTGATTTTCTATATGAATATATTAACACTATCTTTTTACCTAATTGCGGCGCAGAAGAAGCAAAACGGGTCTGGTGCTGCCGGGTAGAGGTCCGGGAAACAGATTCTAATATGGCTGGCAGAAACGGTCACCGAGAAGATAATGAATTTATGGCATAAATGAAAAAAACAAATATCGCAAAGGGTGCTCAAAGTAAAGATGAGTATGTAGGCGATTTAACTATTGCATTTATAAATCATAATACATCTGAATATCCGGTTACAGTAGGTGCAGTAAAATTTGCACCTGTTCCTGTAACTAAGCAAAAAGATTTGATGTTAAATGTTGCAAGATTGCATGCGCAACAAGAGTATGATAGAATTATGGAATTAGTTACTGTGCTACAAAAACAAGCACATGGAATTAAACATAGATTAGATTTTACTGATCGAGTACATGCTGCAGAATACTCATTTCAATTATATCATGGACAAACCTATTGGTTAGCATTTGATAAAAAAATACAAAAAACGATTTTAATAATCAATGGACCGAATGACTGGTCTACGGGTGCGCCAGCACACTATGACTATATTACACGGGCTAAATGGTTAGGTGATCATACCTGGTTAGAAGTCGATGAAGAAGGAAATCCTGTAAATGAAAATAGCGTTAATTACTGATACACACTTTGGGGCAAGGTCGGATTCGCAACCATTTGATGCATATTTTAAAAGATTTTATCAAGAATCATTTTTCCCAGAATTACAAAAACGTAATATTAAAAATATTATTCACCTAGGTGATTGCTTTGATCGTCGGAAATATATCAATTTTAATTCTTTAAAATCTTGCCGGGAGTATTTCTTTGATCAAACAAAGTACCTTGGCATTACTATGGATATGATTATTGGTAATCATGATACATTCTTTAAGAATACGAATAATGTAAATTCGCCCGATTTACTACTAACCGAATATGCAAATATTAATGCATATAAAGATGCGACGGAAGTAGACTTCGGTGATTGTACTATATTGATGATGCCGTGGTTGTGTGCTGATAATTACGAAGAATCAATGACGCTAGTTAAAAAAACTAAAGCAACGGTGTGTTTTGGTCATTTAGAGTTAGCAGGATTTGTAATGTACAAAGGTCAAAATACGCAGGAATCGCATGGCGGTTTAGATTCTAAATTATTTAGCAAATTTGATTTAGTATGTTCTGGGCATTTTCATCATAAGCATAGTGGAGGCAATATCCATTATTTGGGTAATCCATACCAAATGTTCTGGAATGATTTTGAGGATCCTAGAGGATTTCATATCTTTGATACTGTTACTTTGGAATTAGAATTTATTGAGAATCCTTTTACGATATTTGAAAAATATTATTATGATGACGATAAAGAAGATGTGTCGACAATAGATATTACTAAATTTGCAAGTAAACTAATAAAATTGATAGTTGTAAATAAAAAAGATTTTATTAAATTTGATACGTTTATTGAAAATATATACAATCAAAATCCAATTGAATTAAAAATTATCGAAGACTTCTCGGAGTTTGAGGCAGAAGCCTTAGATGAGACAATTGACTTAGAAGATACTATGACTCTATTATCCAACTATGTTGATAGTATAGAAACAGATGCGGATAAAGACCGTATTAAAACTTTGATGAAATCGTTATACGTAGAAGCTCAAAATTATGAGGAAGCATGATAAAATTTAAGACTATACGTTGGAAAAACTTCTTATCAACAGGAGCACAATTCACAGAAGTTGGATTAGATAAATCAACTACCACATTAGTTGTTGGTGAAAATGGTGCCGGTAAAAGCACCATTCTTGACGCATTGTGTTTTGTTTTATTTAATAAACCATTTCGTAGTATCAATAAGCCTCAATTACTCAATACGATCAATGCTAAAAATTTACTAGTAGAGTTAGAATTTAATATTGGTCCTAAAGAATATAAAATTGTTCGGGGTATTAAACCTGGTATCTTTGAAATTCATGTGCAGAACGTGTTATTGAATCAAGATGCCGCAGCGAAAGATTACCAAAAATATTTAGAAGATACTATTCTAAAATTAAATTATAAATCATTTACGCAGATTGTAATTTTAGGTAGTGCATCTTTTACTCCCTTTATGCAATTGCCGTTGGGTCATCGAAGAGAAATTATTGAGGATATTTTAGATATTCAAATATTTACAGTAATGAATTCGGTATTGAAGAATAAACAAACTGAAATAAAAAATTCAATTTTGGATATAGATTCTAAAGTAGAGTTTGGTAAAAGCAAGGTTAAATTACAACAAGACTACATTAAAACCCTTGAAGATGATATACAAAAACGGGCAAAGGATACTACAGTATTAATTGAGACTGCAAATATTGCAATTAACGGTTTTACTACAGAGATAAACACATTAAAATCGCAAGTGGATGGATTAAAACTTACAATTTTAGATGATGATGAAACAAAGAAAAAAGAAAAACAAATACTTAAAGTACTGGACAAACTTAAAGAGAAGTCAAAGAAAGTAAATTCTGACATCACATTCTATCTTAACCACGATGATTGTCCCACATGCAATCAAAATTTAAGTGAGGACTTTAAGGATAAAACGATTACGGAACATAAGCATAAATCGTCTGAGGTTGCTGATGCTATAAACGATTTAGAAAACCAAATAACCGATATTAATTTGCGATTAGAAAAAATAGATGTAGTTAAAACTAAGATTGCAGAATTGAATGAATCTATTATTGAATTTAGCTCTAGTTTAATTGCCGAACAAAACTATATTAAAAAATTAGCAAAAGAGATTCAGGATAGTGCTACCAATACTACCAACATAGATGAGGAAAAAACTAAATTAAAGGCATTGGCTAAAGATGTTATTCTTTTGTCTGAAGAAAAAGGTAAGCAAACAGAAGAAAAACACTATTTTGAGATTGCGGGTATACTTTTAAAAGATACCGGAATTAAAACTAAAATTATTAGACAATATTTGCCAATCATTAATAAATTAGTAAACAAGTATTTAGTGGCAATGGATTTCTTTTGTCATTTTGAATTGGATGAAACATTCAATGAGACAATAAAGTCTAGGCATCGAGATGAATTTTCGTACGCATCATTTAGTGAAGGTGAAAAACAGCGTATTGATTTGGCGCTATTATTTACTTGGCGAACAATTGCAAAAATGAAAAATTGCGCTAGCACAAATTTGCTATTACTTGATGAGGTTTTCGATTCATCTTTAGATGCAAATGGTACAGATTATGTGATGAACCTTATAAATACTTTAGGTGACGAGACTAATGTATTTGTAATTAGTCACAAGGGAGATCTTCTATTTGATAAATTTAGAAGTGTTATAAAATTTGAGAAACACCAAAATTTCTCTAGAATACAAGGAAGTTAATATGGCAAATGATACTTGGCAATTACAAACGCATACGGTAAATACGTATTGTTATTATTCAGGAGTATTTGATGATGAAATGCTTGACGATATTGTTACGTTGGGCGATTCTCTTTTATTAAAAAATGCAGAGGTTGGTGGAAATTTTGATGTGCCAGGTGGCGAAAATGCGGATATTCGAAAAACAACTATTGGTTGGATTCCTACAAACGATCAAAATGCTTGGCTTTATAGAAAATTAACAGACAGCATCTTTCAGGCAAATTCAAAATGGTTTAATTATGATCTTAACCATATTGAATCACTACAATTTTCAGTATATAATGAAGGTGATTTTTATGATGCGCACGTTGACCATCATTATCAAGGCGCAGGGCAATATCCTAGAAAATTGAGTTTTACTATGCAATTATCAGATCCTTCGGATTATGAGGGCGGCGATGTAAATTTAATTACGTCTCAAACCCCATTTGCAATTCCAAAAGAGCGAGGAACAATTACATTTTTTCCTTCGTATACTTTACATGAAGTTAAACCTGTTACCAAAGGAATCCGAAAAGCATTAGTTGGCTGGATTCACGGCCCTAATTGGAAATAACAAATGGCTAACAAAATTCCGTTGGAGTATCTAGAATTAGATAACGATTTTGGTTTCACCGCAGTAAATGAAAAAGATGTTACTGAACCAATATTGGCAGAAGCCAAAACATCGGTAGATAGTGAAACCAAATTGAAGTTGCAGACTTTAGAAAAAATGGTTATGCCCCTTTTGGTTAATTTGATGAAGAATCCCGAAAAGGAGTACATACATTGGCCAAATCGAGTTCCTCTCATAGAGAAGCAAATTGAGCGTATTTTAGCTATAACTAGAGCTTGACAACTGATCCTTTAGGTGTTATAATATAGAAAAGCCTAAAGGAGATACATATGATAACCGATTCTAAGTCTATATTAGCAAAACTTTTAGCATCAGAAAACATTCAAGTAGAACATAAGAAAACTTCTACCGCATACTTCGATACCAAAAATCGGGTCATGGTCATTCCTATTTGGAAGTCCATGACTCCGTTCTTATACGATTTGCTTCTAGGCCATGAGGTTGGGCATGCATTGTTTACCCCACCTGACGGCTGGCACGATCAAGTATTAGATGGTACCAAGAAGGGGTTCAAAACATATTTAAATGTTGTCGAAGACGCTCGCATCGAAAAATGTATTCAAGAAAAGTTTCCTGGGTTGAAGGTATCCTTTAAAAAGGGATATGCTGAACTAATGCAAAAAGACTTTTTCGGAATTCAGAAAAATGAATGGGATATCAACACACTGCCTTTAATTGATCGTATCAATTTACACTATAAGGTCGGTTCATATTTAAACGTGCAATTCAAAGATGATGAACAATATTTTTTAAAACGAATTAATGGTATTAAAACGTGGGATGACGTTGTTTCTGTATCTAACGAATTGTATGAATATGGTAAAACAGAACCAAAATTGCAAAATTTTGATGATGTCGATTATGTTGAGGATATGGATGATGATTTTGATTCGGAAGATGATACTTGGGAAGAAGTGGAATCTGATTCTGATTCCGATAAAAAGAGCAAAAAAACAAAAAATAGACGAGGATCGGATATTGGCGAGTTTGATCCAGAGTCAGTAACTGATAAATTTTTTCGGCAAATGGAAAATCAACTTGTCGACGATTCAGTAAAGCCATACCTTTATGTCAATATGCCTGAGGTTGATATTAGTAAAGTCATTGTACCGTATAAAACAATTCAGAAATTCTACACAAAATTTCGGTATCAAGATTATACACTTAATGTTGATACTTTGGATGCATTAGCAATTACACAATCAGAAAAAGCAAAAGAACATTTGTATAAAAAGTTCTTAGAATCGAATAAGAAATATATAGGTTATTTGGTTAAAGAATTTGAGCTTAAAAAGAATGCTAAACAATATGCAAGGGCATCTATTGCTAAAACTGGCAAATTGGATATGAAAAAAATTCATTCTTATAAGACTAATGATGATCTGTTTAAACGAATGACAATTGTCCCAGACGGTAAATCTCATGGGTTATTGATGTTCGTAGATTATTCTGGGTCTATGGGTGAAAGTATTCAAGCAACAATTGAGCAAACCCTAGTTTTGGTAATGTTCTGCAGAAAAGTAAATATTCCATTTCGTGTATATGCATTCACTGATCTACAGAATGATTCAATTAATATTGAACTAGGTATGGAAACTCCAAATACAGAGGACCCGGCTACATATTTTAGAGCTCGTAGTGTGAATGGATTGGGTAGATTTTCAAAACGAGTAAATGATTTGCATGTTGATGATGTTGCATTCAGATTACGCGAATATGTATCAAGCGAAATGAATTCAAATGATTTTAAAGATGCAGTTAAATATTGGTTGCTTGTGGGAGAATTGATGACTTCTCGGTATAACCATAGGGGTAGCACAAATCCTGCGGTTAGTGTACATTTAAGAAATTCAGAATTTGAACAATTGAATGGCACCCCTTTGAATGAAGCCATTATTTCTGCAATCGATATTACGGAAGCTTTTAGAAAACAATATAAATTGGATGTCGTCAATACAGTATTTTTAACCGACGGCGATTCAAACGATACGGGGGCAGTATATAAAGAAAATGATAAATATCTCAATTACTACGATAAGTATGGGAATAATTGTAATGTCATTATTCGGCACACTAAGACTATGCTGGAAGGTAAGAAAATTCCTAATGCGGAATTAACTACTGGTTTGCTAGATTTACTGAAAAAAGTATCCGGTGCAAATACAATTGGTTTTTTTATTGCTCCTAGATTTGGAAGGAACGTTGTTATGAACAGAATTAGTAAAACGGGTAAATACGTTCAGAATTTTGATCAGCAATATAAAACGGCAAAACAACAGAAATTCTTCATGTTAAATGATGTTGGATATGATGATTTCTATATTATTCCTGGTGGAAAAGATTTGGAAATCACTGAAGATAATTTGGTTGTTTCGGCAGGAGCCAAAAAGACAGA